GGTATCGCCTTCGAGCGCTAAGGGAAGAGATTGAGATCGCCCAGGCAGGTGGAGAAGATGCCATCCGTGCAAAGACGCGGCTCACCATTGCGCAGGCGGATATGAAAGAATTGGAACTCAAGCAGCTTGATGGCGAGATCGGCAAAGTGTCTGACTTTGTAAAACAGATAGAACCGGTCTTTGCCGCGATCAACAACATCCTGGTGGGGATTCCATCGCTTGCGGCACGGGAGTATGGAGACACGAAGCTCGAAGTGTTCCTCGACGAGAAACTGCGCAAAGCACGCACCGAACTATCACAACTAACCGCAGACCTCCATGCAAAGTGAAGCTCTGATATCGCATCGTGCAATCAGTCTTTTGCGGGAGCAATATATTCCCGGGCTGCTCTCTATTTTCAAACCGCCGCCGAAGATCACCATCAGTCAGTGGGCAGATGCGAATCGCGTGCTCTCAACAGAATACAGCAAGGGCGGACACTGGGATACGAGTTTCGCAGAATACCAGCGCGAGATTATGGATGTTATCACAGACCCGCTCATCGATGAAGTGACCGTGATGAAAAGCGCCCGCTCGGGAGGCACGCAGGCAGCCATCAACAATCCGATCGGCTTCTTCATCGATCAGGATCCCGGGCCGATACTGGTTATCGAGCCGAACGTGGAAGATGGAAAGGTCTGGTCGAAGGATCACTTCGATACAATGGTCCGCGATTGTCACTGTCTGCGCGGAAAAGTATCCACAGAATTGGTGAAAGACAAGAAGAATACTATCCTTCACAAATCGTTCACCGGCGGGATATTGTATATCATCGGTTCGAACAGTCCGGCGGGGTTCCGGCAGAAAACCATACAGCGCGTCTTCCTCGATGATGTTGATGGATATGAACTCACCGCTGGAGAAGAAGGCGATCAGTTGGCGCTGGCGAAGAAACGCACGCTCACCTATCTGTATCATCATCGCAAAATCATCAAGGTGAGCACACCGACCTCGCGGGACTTGAGCCGCATCGAAAAAGAATTTAAGAAGTCCGATATGCGTTTTTATTTTGCGCAATGCCCGGAGTGCAAGCATCACCAGTTCCTCAGATTTTCGCCGGAGTCTCAATTTGCGTACCTCGGGACATCGATGCTTTATTTCGACAAAGACAATCTCAGCTGGGTGTATTACGAATGCGAAAACTGCAAAGCGAAACTAGAGGAGAAACACAAGCTGCAGATGATCAGGAATGGCAAGTGGGTGCGAACGGTAGAAGCACCGCATCATGCAGGGTTCCATATATCGGAAATGATATCTCCTTTTTCCTCCTGGTATGAAGTTGCCCGTTCTTTCCTCGATGCAAAACATGGCGGGCGCGAAGCACTCCGCGTATTCGTCAACCAGACACTCGGCGAAACCTTTGTAGAAGACAAGCAATTCGACCTCAACGATGACGATCTCCGCAAGCGCGTCGAGGAATATACGCTGGTTCCCGCCGGTGTGCTGGTGATGACCATGCAGGTGGATGTGCAGGGAGACCGTCTCGAAGCAGAAGTGCAGGGCTGGGGATTGAATTTCGAAAACTGGCACATCGACCGTTTCCAGATCATCGGATCGCCGGAACGAAGAGAGACGTGGGACAAACTTGATGAATACATGGCGAAAGATTGGAAGAGGTCGGATGGAATACAGGCCGGACTCTGGACAGATCACGGCATCAACTGCGTCTGTGTAGACTCGTCGGACAATACCGAGAACGTTTACCGATATGTAAAACGCTGGAACGGGCGCCGCGTCTATGCCATCAAAGGCGTGGCCGGCGGGCAGAAGAAAAAGAAAAGCGCGAAGGAATTTATTCTGGAAGAAAAATACGAAGGCAAGCTGCACGCGATGTATGCCTCCCTCGATGTCGATGAGATCAAGCGCCGCCTGATAGACCGCCTGGTCAACCGGATTGAAGAGATCGATGGCAAGCCGCGCATCCCGTATGGATATTATCATTTCAACCAGCAATGCGGGCAGGATTTCTTCGAGCAGCTTCTTTCAGAAAAACGCGCCCTCGTGCGGGATAAGAAGACCGGAGCCGTCCGGTGGCGCTGGGTAAAGAAACGGGACCGGAACGAGATGTGGGATTTGTATGTTTACGGCATCGCCGCCGTTACGCTGCTTAATCCGGATTTCCAAATTCTGGCAGACAAACTCAAAGAGAAACTACAACGAACCGGGCAAACGCAGGGGAGCGAACCAACCGCACCAAAAGAGAACCAGCAGCAAAAAAGATCCAAACCCCTGCAGCCGCCAAAATCTAACTGGGTGAAAAACTTCCGATGAGTGAAGACAAGAGAATAAGATTGGACAGCGACAACGAGGAGCGATTCACTGCAATGGCGAATGAAGAAGAGATGTCGCTCCCGAAACTCATCAATATGCTGTTACGCAATATAAAACTCGTGGAACGCAGCACGAAGATCGAACTGGATCAAGCCGGCCTGAAAACAAAGAAAAAGGTTATCATTGCACAAAGCAACTGGTTGAAGCGGTACTAAAATGGGACAAAAAAACCCTTGACCTCCAATTGAGAGGGTTGTAAATTATATCCGAGGTCTGTAGAGACCTAGAACGTACTCCCGCGTTCCACAAGAAAGCGCTGTTAGATCCCACAAGGATCTGCAGCGCTTTTTTTATTTATGGAGATCAGATGTCAGCAACGAAACAACTCAACAGCGAGCCGACCCAATTCCGCGCAGGCGAAATCGTTGAGTGGCCAAAATCGCTCAGCGCATACTCCGCCGCAGATGGCTGGTCGCTCTTCTATCGCCTTGTCAACGAATCGAACGCATACACAGCAATTGAAGGAACGGCAGACGGAACCGGGTTCGTCATCACCATACCTGCTGCGACCACCGCAAATTATGTCGCGGGGAAATATGCCCTGTACGGCTGGGTGAGTAAATCCGCTGAACTCTACGAAGTCTACAATGCGGAATGCGAAGTGCTTGTTGATCTGAAAGCGCTCACCGCCGGTTACGATATCCGTCCCCACGTCAAGAAAGTTCTGGATGCACTTGAAGCGGTCATCGAAGGACGTGCGAGCGAAAAAGAAAAAACGGTATCCATAGGCGGGCAGACCATCGACATGATGACACTTGCCGAACTGCGCATCGAGTGGAACCGGTACAACAAATATTATCAAGATTATCTTGCCGAGCAGCGCATCAACGCAGGCAAGCCATCGGGCAGAAAAATACTTTTACGATTTGATCGGGCATCGTAATGTTTGACTTCCTAAAATCGAAAAAAGATGAAGAGATCAAAACACTCAGCCGCAGGGTGAGCAATCTCTCCCATCATATTGCAAAACTTTCGCAAGCCCGTGCATTCGATGCGGCCCGCGCAGACCGTCTCAGTGCAGACTGGCCGACCATATCGGGGAACCCGGAGTACGATATTTACGCCGCTCTCGATGTACTCCGCACCCGCGCCCGCGAGCGATGCCAGAACGACGGCTATGCCAAGCGCGTAGTCGATATGTTCCAGTTCAACATTGTCGGTCCGTATGGGTTCAAATTGAAGAGCAAAGCGGTCAATGCCAACGACTCGCTCGACGAACCGGGTAATAAAGCCGTTCAGGATGCGTGGATGGATTTTGCCAAACCGATCAACTGCTCCACCACTGCCCGCGAATCGCTCACAAAAATCTGCACCCTTTCCATTGGTGCCTTGCCAAGAGACGGCGAGTATATCATCCGGAGGGTCCGGAGAAAAGAATACAAGTATGGTATCGCCCTGCAGATGATCCTGCCCGAGCATCTCAATGTCCGCAAGAACGAGAGACTTGGCAACGGGCACATTGTGCGAATGGGAGTAGAGCTGGATGAGTTCGATCGCCCCTGCGCGTATTGGATACGCAAAGCGGATAAAGAGATGGAGCTTTACGTCACGAGCAACTATGGTGGAGAATATGAACGTATCCCGGCAGAAGACATCATACATAATTTTGTAGCGGACTATCCCAATCAGACTCGCGGTATACCTCTTCTTGCTCCCGGTCTCATCACGCTAAAAAACATTGGCGGGTTCGATGAAGCCGTACTATATGCAGCGCGTGCCGGTGCGTCGAGTATGCTCTTCCTGAAAAATCAAAAGAACGACGAACCGACGCAATACAAAGGAACGGATAAAGATGCAGAGGGCAACACCGTTGTCTCATGGGAACCGGCGAGCATACAGGATCTTGGAGATAAAGAACTTGCGCCATTCATTCCTGAATTTCCCAATGGAGAACATGCACCGTTTGCAAAGATCATGTTGCGACGTGTTGCAGGCAGTGTCGGTGTATCGTATGAAGGACTTGCCAACGACCGCGAGAGTGTCAACTACTCATCCATCCGTGCCGGACTCATCGAGGAACGGGAACTCTGGAAGGGTTTGCAGGAATGGTTTCTCGAAACGACGCTCGATAGGATATTCGGATGGTGGTTGGAAGAGGCGCTGTTCAAAGGTGCGATCAAAATGCAAAGCGGGACGCCGCTGCCTGTCAAGGTCTTCGACAAATTCAACAATCCTTACTTCATCGGCAAGCGCTGGGACTGGGTAGACCCGGAGAAAGATATCACGGCAGTTGGCATGAGCATCGAGATGGGTCAAAATTCGCCGCGCCGTGCAGCCGCAGAAAAGGGCGATGACTTCAAAGAACTCATTGATGAAATCGCCGACGATATGGCATACGCAAAATTAAAAGGTGTGGAGTTGAACTTCGGGAGTAAAACGCCACCGAAACAAAAACCGAATGACAATAATCCACAGGTGAACCAATGAACATAGACCAGATCATCAAAGAATGTAACGCCAAGCCGTTAGAGCGTACACTCTCTTTTGAAAAAGCACTCATCAACACGGAAACCCGCACCGTACCGTTGGCATTCGCAAGTGAAGTGCCGTATGAGCGCTGGTTCGGCTTCGAGATACTCGATTGCCAGCCCTCCAGTGTAGACCTGAAGCGGTTGCGGGATGGCGGAGCGCTTTTGGTACAGCATAATCCGGATGAGCATGTCGGCGTGGTAGAAGATTGCAGTGTAGACCCGGATAAAGTTTGCAGGGCGAATGTCCGGTTCTCAAAGTCAGACGATGCAGAAGAGATTTTTTTGGATGTCGTGGATGGCATTCGCAGGAAAGTATCGGTCGGCTATATGGTTCATGCGATGATACTGGAGAAAGAAGAAGAAGGGAAGCAATATTACCGGGTGACAAAATGGGAACCGTATGAAGTTTCCATCGTGAGTATACCGGCGGATGTAAGTGTGGGCGTTGGGAGAAGCGCGGAACAAATATCTGAAGAAAGTAAACCATCAAACTCCGCAACGGATATCGGCGCGGGGGATGAGCCTAAACCAACAACCACAATCAACAAGGAGGTCCGTATGGATCCGAATCCCAACCCATCCGCGCCGAGCGAAGAGGCAAAGCGTCTTGAAGCAGAGCGTGTTTCCGAAATCGAAGCGATTGGCGAGAAATTTGCCGGCCGCATCGAGGGCGGACAAACCAAAATGAACCAGATCGTGAAAGATGCAGTCACGCTGCTGGTTCCCGCGGAACTATTCCGTGGAGATATCTATCGCCGTGTAGTTGACGATAAACCCCTGGAAACACCATTGACATATCTCGGCCTTTCCGATAAGGAAATGAAGAGATACAAATTCCGCAACGTCATCCTTGCGCAGCTTCCCGATATCGGCAAAATGCGCGATGTGCACGGCAACCCGATCGACTGTTCATTCGAGCGCGAAGTTTCGGATGAGATCAGCAAACGCATCGGCCCCGGCCAGCATGGCGGGCTTCATGTGCCGTTCGATATCCAGACCCGCACCACGGGATTGATGGATGTGACCACATCCACACAAGGT